TTCAAGGAGTTGTAATTCGAGCAACTGTTAATCAATTAATTTCAGCATTCGGAGAGCCGAGCATGGAATATAATACGGGAGAGGACAAAGTGAATTTTGAATGGGAAATGGAAACAAATGAAGGGGAAGTATTTTGTATTTACGACTGGAAGGAATATCGTCCTATCGGAAGGGATGAATTTATAACGTGGCATATCGGATCAAAAAGCAAATCAGTTTCAAATGATGCTGAGAGAGAAGTATTAAAAGCCCTGAAATAAGGGCTTATATGCTCAATAGGCGTACTGGCGTACGTCCCATCTATAGTATGGGGGAGGGTTGGTTCGATTCCAGCATTGGGCTCAAAGTAAATGAAGAATCAGGGTTAGTCTCCTGGAATTCTCACCAAGGGATTAAGCTTTGTTGATTGAAGCATCATTTATAATTGGATCTGCAGGTCCAGGATAGGTTTGGTTAAAGCTTGACTGTCAAAGCACATGGTTCGAATCCATGCTATCCACTAAAAAAAGTTTAAAAAAAGTTGTTAAAATAGTTGCTTATTAGAATCAATGTTCATATATTTAGGTATCAATAATTAAAACATATAACATTATGACTAGATTAAACTTATTAGAGGATCAAAGAACAATCCTTACAGCTAAGAAACAAGAATTAGAAAACAAAAGAGGAGACATTTATGTAAGAGAGCAAAATGCAATTAGAGATGCTCTTACTCCTTTCTTCTCAGAACTTCATGAAGATGTAGAAGTTGAAGTAACAAGAGGATCTATTTACTTTAAAATGGCTCATCCAGATGTAACTTATAAGAAAGAATTATTTAATTTATATTTAAGAGATAATTGGAGTGAAGATGGAAGAGCATTTAGAGGGATTGACTTATCTTATTATACAACTCAGACATCTGGAGATAATAGTTGGGAGTTAAGGAGATTACAGATGTTAGGTAAATTGGCTGAAGTAGTAGAAGATCAGCAAGGGATACTTGTAGATGCTGCTAATGCTGCTGCTGCTTCTTTCAAAGAAGAGTATAAAGAAGTATATGCTCAAATGAGTGAGATAGGAAAGGAGCTTAGTGGAGTACAGCAATTGATTGCTTTTGTAGAGAAAGAAAAGATTGAATTAGATTTGAAAGAAGAAGGAGTTGCTTTTGAGAAAGGAAGAAACATTCAATTGAAATTTAATTACTCTCCAAATGTAATTAATATTAAGTTAGTTGATATAAGTAAGAGTGGTAAGAAAGCTACTGCTGTATTTACTTTCGCTCATGGAGGAAATGCCTCTCAAGAAGAAAAAGTAAACGTTAGTTCTATAATTGATCAAGTTTATGGACTACGTAAAGATATTGTTCAGCACACTTTAGCTGAATAGTTTTAAGTATTGATCGAAAAGAGAGCTGCCTTAGGGTGGCTCTTTTGGGTTGGAATGGTTTTTTCTTGCTATTTATATATGTAATGACAATAGAGTGACATCTTCGTCTTATAGAGCATATTAGTTGGATACAAAGGATTATTTCCTTATATTTATTTAAGATTACTATTCTCTTTCGTGTGCATGTCACTCCACTTAAGAGATGATCATAGAAGGCTTCTCTTAATTGAGAGGCCTTTTTTTATAGCTTCTATTGTCATAGATTGATAAACTCCTATGCGTAGAAGACTACTGAATGCACCTAATCAAAATGGAAGCCAGTTGGATCAGGTCCAATAAGTCTGCTAAGAAATTGCACTAGGAGATAAGTTGTTCATCAGTAACATAGGGCCACTAGTATTCAAATCTTACCAGCATCTCTCTCAATTTTTTAAAACTTATCTACCATAGGCCCTTTAAAACTTTATTAAAAATAATTAATAAAATAGTTGCTAGTTACAATCTTTATTCTTATATTTAGGTATCAATAATTAAAACAATATAAGTTATGAAAGAAGTTAGAGAGTATTTTGAAAAGAATTATGGCTATGTAAATTTAGCTGAACTGACAGATGTGTTTATTCAGAAGTATTTAGATCAATCATGGATTAAGGATTTATCATTTGAGAGAAAGATGGATTGTTTGTATGATTATATCTTATCAAATGATTTGACTGATGTTCAAGAGTAGGTAAAAAAGTTTTAAAAAAAGTTGCCTCTTCGGAGGCTTCTTCTTATATTTAGGTATCAATAATAAAAACAATAAAACATAGATGGGAGAGCAATGTATAAAGGGTAAGTGGAAGTTAAGAGCTCCTAGTAAGCTTCCTAAGTCTTCTTACCCTATGGTAGGGATGGTATATTCAGCTCTATTCAAAGGTAAAGAGGTATTAGGGGTATTAGAAAGGGTAGGAGGTATAGAAGCTTATATAAGAACAAAAGATAATAAAATACTCTCAGTAGATATTAAATCATTAAAAGTAATAACAGCATGATAAACTTCACACCATTCATTAGCTTACTCTTAAACAAAAAGACTAAGAGAGAACCAAAGAGAGAATTGTCTACACAGGATAAGAAAGAGTTGAAGAAGATAAATGAGATGGGTATGTTTGAGGCAATGGATTATTTAGCTAATAAAAAACAATAAGGTTATGAAACAAACAGCAGTACAATGGTTGGAGAGTAAAGTTATGGAATTAGACAATGAAAACTTTACTGTACCTGCTCTATTATTAGAGATGATTAGTTATGCTAAAGAATTAGAAGAGGAGCAGATTAAGTATGCTTGGAATGATGGAAATAATCGAAACTCTGGTATAGGAGATTCTGAAACATACTATGATGAAATAACAGGAAAATAATTAACCAAAGAGTTGTTAGTCTCAGAATAAGTTCTTATATTTAGGTATCAATAATTAAAACAAGATACATTATGACAAGAGAACAATTTTTAAATGGAGTAAGCTTTAAAGTAAAAGGACCATCTTATAAAGGAGCTGAGACTTATTACTATGATGATTGTATAATGAAACAATCTAGATCCTCTATAGATGAGGAAGTATTATATAGCGGCCATCATGCCAATGTATTAAAGATAGGAAGGGTAGGCTTTACAGCTTTTAGCTTTGTAATGAATAAAAAAGTAGTAGTTAAATATAGGTTTGAAGATTTAGTAGAATTTAAAGAGGAGGCTTAGGCCTCTTTTTTTCCTTGTAGGTCAAGGTGATGTCAAGGTGAGGTCAAGTTGAGAGAAGTTTGATAGTTAAGTTCCCTCAACGGGTAGCCACTCGGGTATCTCGAGCCACATAGAGTTGTATATTTCTGATGAAAATTGAGGTATGGGGGTATATATTTATATATACTATATAACCCTAAGAGAGATGTTGTTATGGACCCAACCAATCCAATCCTAGTCCTTCCAAAGAAGAATTACTGCCCAAGGTGTCCTCTCTCTTTAAGTTCGGTCTATATAGCTGCTAAACCCTAGCACGGTTACCACCTATACCCCTAACCTACCTCTATTGTTGTATTCCTAAAGAATTGTTTCTTATATTTAATATAGAACCTTTTGGTCAATTTTCCAACTAACCCCAGTTTTTTTTCCGGAAAGTTTTTCATTATAAGAAAGATATATATTTATATACGATGAAAAGATTAAATAGTAATAGCATATTTGATATATTTTCTACTACAGATGAGGAAATATACAGAGAACATAACGTAGAGGATTTACTAAAGGATCCAGTTATCCGATTCGGTACAGTGGTAACAGGTGTGGAGAATTATTATGTAATGGATCTTCTATATACAAAGAAGTTAGGAGAAAAGTATCTCTCCAATAAAGAAAATATTAAACTAAGGTATTTTACAGACCTTATGCAATATGTTGGGAGCATTGAGGATATACAATCAGATACGCTATCTATAATAGAGGAAGAATTCGGAAGGGAGGCTATTGTATATGCTCTAGGAGAAATGATAGAGACTTTTATTTCAGTAGAGCATTATGAAAAATGTGCTATTTTACAGAAATATTTCGACCTTTTTTCCTTAAAAAAGTTGGAAGATTGTTAATAAATTCTTATCTTTATGTATAATTTAAAAACAAAAAGGTTATGGGAACGTTAATTTTAAACGTCTTAATTCAATACGTAGCTATTGGATTTATTTGTGCAGCATTTGTAGATCTATTCATTCCTGTAACAAGATCAAGTGAACCATTCACTCTTATGGAGATCTTAGGTACTATTATTGCTTGGCCCTTGGTAGCAGGTGCTTTCTTAACTTCGGTATTCGAAGATTTTTTCAACTAAAAAAATAAAACGGTTATGTATAGGGATAAAATCAGTATGACAGAGGCTATGTCTTTGGAATTAATAGGAGAAATTACAATTGTTGATTCTTCACCGGAATCTGTCACGCCCTTTAGCGAAAGCGGAAAAAAATGGAAAGAGAACTTCATTACCCTTCAATCTAAACACAGACATATATCTCCAGGTAAACTCCTTGATTTTCTTTCGGCACGGTATCTTATAGAGGTATCTGAAGGACAAGTAGATGAGTATACAAATACTTTTTCCTGGAGATATTTCCATGGTATAGAGAATAAAAAGATACAAGAGAAGTCTACAGACAATATTGAGTATGTATATGTCCTTGTAAATCCCGCTTATACTTCCTTGGTTAAGATTGGAATGACCATTCATGATGTTCATAGGAGAGTCAAAGGGATAAACGCTACTGCGACAGTTGAAGAGTGGGTTCCAAAATTTGCTCTTCCTGTAAAGGAAGGTTCTGCCTTAAAAGTGGAGAAAGCTGTTCACAAGTATTTTAGTTCCGTTAGGGTTTCTTCCGATAGAGGAGGTTCTAGAGAGTTTTTTAAGGTTACTCCTTTTGAGGCTTTTGATAAAGTTCGCGAGGTAGGAGATATGTTCCGGGTAGGGGATCCTATTATTTATTAGAGTTTATCTCGGAAGAACCTGGAGGGTTCGGATTATATATAAAAAATCTTGCGCGGCGATTCTTCGAAAATAACTTATAAAATAGTTGCTCCCTCCCTCTTTTCTTCGTATATTTAGGTACAATCAAAAAGATATACTATGAAACAGTTGAAAAATTTATTTTTACTATTACTTTCTTTATTCGTATTTAGTTGTTCTACTCCTGAAATTGAGCTGGATGTTTGTTTAAACGGTAATTGCGGTGCTGAATTCCGAATTGATACTCAAGGACATCCTGGAACTTATAAAGATGCTCAAGGTGTTTGGCATATAAAACATGCTGGATTGAATTATTTTACCGTAAAAGGTGATGTAAATGAATTAGATCCACATTATGTTATTAATGGAATTCCTTTAGTGAGTGTGAGCTTTGATTCTAATATGTTCTATATACCTGGTAATATTATTTGGACTTATCCTACTTATTCATACTTAGGTTTATGGACAGGAAACAATATGAATGTGCCTATCCCTTACGGAACAGGTACCTATACCTTCCCTCAGCTTATAGGGCAGATTAGTATAATGAACCTAGCAGGGTATACGATTCAACGCAACCCTAATGTGAATGTAAATCACCCGGCATATAAGACTTATTTTGCTACATACAGTAAATATACCTACAGACCTCAACAGTCTATGGTGTTTTTTACAGACCTTATAGGCAAGTCTGCTACGATTTATATAGAGGTTTCTTTAGGAGAGAATAAGAAATCTATCTTAAAAGAGTTAAAAGTAGTATTTGAACCATAGGAGTTGTTTCCCAAAAAAAAAGTTCATAACTTACCCTTATATGGATTTATAAAGTATAAAGAAGTATTAATAAATTAAAAATAGAAAAATGAGAAACAAAACCTTATTTGAACAGAAATTAGAAAGATTTGAATCCGAAGTAAAAAAAGCAGGGTATCATATTCATCGTAACGAGCAAGCAGAAGCATACGCTAAGGTGGAGGAGTTGTTAGAAAAGATAGGGGATATGAGAACTCTACTAAATACAGAACACCAAGACTAATGAACCTTTCGGCAGAACAGATTGAAAAGAATTGGGATAAGCATCTTAAAATTGTAGATACTTTTATTACCGGAGAACGTAAAGAAAAGTTAACACATCTTTACTGTTCTTTAGGTGAGGAGATGATTATGGCTCCTGCTTCCGGTAAACCTCCTTATCATAATGCCTTCCCCGGAGGGTATATAGACCATGTCAACCGTGTTGTTCATTGTGCTTTAAAGACAAAACAACTATGGCAGGAAATGGGAGCTACTATCGATTTTACCGATGAAGAGTTAGTTTTTGCTGCTCTTAACCATGATTTAGGTAAAATAGGATTTAAAGGGCAACCAAACTATCTTCCTCAAACAGATGCCTGGAGGAGAGATAAATTAGGAGAAATCTATACGTATAATAAAGATCTTTCTTTTATGCTTATTCAAGACCGTTCCCTTTTTATTCTTCAGCAAAATGGTGTAGCTATGAATGAGAAGGAATATTTAGCTATTAAATTACATGACGGATTGTATGATGATGTTAATAAACCATATTACATGACTTTCAATCCAGATTCTAAATTGAGAACTAATATAGTTTATATTTTACATCAAGCAGATTTTCTGGCTTCTAAAATAGAATACGATGCTTGGAAAGCTTCAGGAGGAACTTCAACACCAAAAGTAGAGAAAACAACTTCTTCCACAGGTAAGAAAGTAAATGCTTCAGAAGGATTAATGAATTTAGTAAAAGGAATTTAATATGGAAATACTAGCAGGAATTTTAGGAGTAATTATTTTAGTACTGATCTACGTAGTTTATAACTTAAACCGTAAGGTAATCAAACAAGAAGACGTGTTAGAATACCAAGTTGACTATCTAAGGAAAGTTTCATATCTTATTAGTGAATCAAAAATTTACGTTGAACAATTAGATGAGTCAGGAGCATTTAGGTCAGACGATGAAGTAGGAGTTTTCTTCAATTTCATGAAAGAAATACAAGATACAATAAATGACTTCCGCCTTCCAGAACAGTATGGCAAAACCACCAAATAAGGATAATTACTATTTTACACAAGAAACAGAGGATGCAATCGTAAGATATAACGCATCCTCTGATCCTATTTTCAGAGATAATATATTTAAAAAAGAGATATACTACCCGCTTTATAAGTTAGCAGAGAATATTATTCATACTTTTAAATTCTACTACTTAGATGTAGACAGTATAGAGGATTTAAAATTAGATGTAGTTAGTATGCTTGTAGAGGATAAGCTTTGTAGATTTGACCCTACTAATGGAGCTAAGGCATTTTCCTACTTTCAGACAATAGTAAAGAGGTGGCTTATTAACTATAATAATAAGAACTATAAGAAGTTAAAACAGGTTGGATCTTTCGATGAGATGGAAGATTCTTATGAATCGGAATTAGACTTAAGATACTCTAGAGAAATAAAATTAGCAACAGTTATAGATAAGTTTGTGAAAGAGAGTTATGAATCCTTAGAGAAGGATTTTATAAAAATACATGAACAAAATGTAGCAGATGCAATCCTGACTTTATTTAAAACCAGACACGATCTAGATATGTTTAAAAAGAAAGCTCTCTACATTTATATAAGAGAAATGACTGAGTGTGAAACTCCTACCCTTACCAAGGTGATTTCAAAACTTAAAGAAAACTTCTATAAAACATACACCATATACCAAGATGCTGGCTTTAATATTCAATAACATATCTTCTGATATTTATATAATAAATAGAGTATGGGATTAGAGACAACAATATTTGGAAAAAAGACCGTTTCTGATGTTTTAAAAGAAATTTACGACAATTCTAAGAATAAAGAGAAACAAATTAACGCTCTTATCGGAGAGTTAAAACCTCTTGTCGAGAACATAGGAGATGCAACTTTAGTTGTTCCTATGATTAAAGAGTATTTAGAGGTTGGAGTAAAGAATGATGAGCATCTTATTAAAATGGTAGCACTTGTTCAAAGACTTGAAGGAACAGGGAAAGGGTCAGAAGCAGACTTTTTTAACCCAGAAGAGCTTGCAAAGCTAATGGAGCAGAGTGAAGAACTAGGAAAGCAATTAGGTAAAAAAGACGAAAAGTAATGGCATTTAAGTCGCACTTAAATAGTTCAATAGGAAAATCTTCCGGAGGAAAAATATCTACAGGTAATACTTCAGGAGTATCTCAATATGGAAGAGTGGTGCATGTTGTACTATCTTTAAGTGATCCATACTGTAAAAACGCTAGTATGATAAATGGTGTATACTATAGATCTCCAAAAGTACCGGCAGATGAAACAGATATCAGCAAGTTTCCTTTTGCATACCAAGGTAGTGCTCAAAACAGGACGTTACCTCTTCCAAAAGAGATGGTTACCCTATATAATGGAGCAGATCCAGGAAGTATAGATAACCCAGGAAAAACTAGGGTATATTGGAAAGAAGTTGTAAATGTATGGAATCACCCCCATCATAACGCTGCACCGGATACTTTACAGGAGAATTGGAGAGATGATACATTAAAAGGATTTCCTGAGCAAAAGACAATTAATCCATTAGTAGCAAACCCAGGAGACACTTTAATAGAAGGTAGACTAGGTCAATCAGTTAGGTTAGGAGGGAGTAGAGGTACTAGTACTATTATAGACGGAAGTAATGATGGGAGTCCTGTTATTTTAATAAGTAATGGACAGATAACTACTGATAATGGAAGTGATTTAATAGAAGAGAATATTAATGAGGATTTTAATTCAATATACTTTGTATCTAATCATAAAATACCTTTAGAATCTGCAAATTCTAAAAGAAAATCATACAATACAGAACCTAAAACAGCAGATCAATACAAAGGCAATCAAGTAGTAGTTAATGGAGGAAGATTATACTTCAATGCAAAAGAAGAAAGTATATTACTATCAGCTAAAGAGTCGGTAGGATTGAATGCTAAGACATTAAACCTGGATGCAACAGATTACTTCTGTGTAGATGCAAAAAAGATACTACTAGGAGAAAAAGCAAGGACTGCTTCACCAAGTGTACAGCAACCGGTAGTTTTAGGTAAACAGCTAGAGAATTGGTTAGGTGCACTACTAGATACCTTATCATCAGTAGCAGATGCAATGTCAACAGCTTCTGCAGTTGGAGCAGGACCAGTAACCCAGTTAAACGCAACAGGGCCGGTACTAAAAGCAACAGTACAGTCGCTAAAGGCTCAATTTAAGATATTTCAATCTAAAAAAGTATTTACAGAATAATGGCAATAGTACCGCAAATATCGGGAATAATAGCAAGACAGGTAGGTGCTATACAGGGTAAAATATCAGCACAAGTACAGGGTAGGGTATTGGAAATACTATCAAAATTTACAAACCAATGCCCTTCGGGAAAGGATTTGGAGAGTATTATAAAGCAGAGAAACAACCTACTTAAAGTCATAAACTCTTTTGAAAAGAGGATAAATTCATT